TTATTGGTTACATGAGATGGACCTTTCTTATCCTCTGCATTCAAATCTTTCAATTCCTTCTGCAATTTGAGAAGTTTATCTGTTGCATCAGAGACGTTTTTAATCAACTGACCAGCAACTTCGTATGCTCTGGGAGAGTTAGTTTCTTGTGCTAATTCCAAGACACCATCCAAAGTTTCCTGTCCCTTCTCAATGATAGAGTACAGTTGTCCTCTGGTATATTCATAATCCTTATCAACGTCACTCTTTGTCAACCTATCAGGTTTCTCTTTCTTCTTGACGGGAGTTACATCTACAGTTTCACTGGTTGTATCTAATGCGTCATCGATACCATCATATCCAGACATAATCAGATATCCTCTTGTTTGGTTGGACTATAAGTTTTGGAGTCAAAGAACATTTCAGTTGTTTCACTGAATCCAAAATCATCACTAGGATCAGCAGATATTGGATCTGGAACAGCAGTGTATCTTTGCTCTCTCTTGGCAACAGTTTGATCTGTGTTTGTATGATAATCCACCTGAACTTTTCTGATGAGTCCATCGGAAGAATCCGCGATAGGACCAAACAGATAAGTCTTGGCAGTAAAATCAAATGTATAAATCAGTGATCTTCTTGTCGTAAAATCACCCTCATAATCATCTTGAATATTGATGCTGTTTAGAACAACAGGAATGTCTTTCTTTTCCCCGATAGAAGAAATTAAATCAACCGTTAGATTGAATGACGGTTGAAAAAATGGTAAGATCTGTTCAGTTACCTGTAAAGCATCATCATTTAATTTTGAGAATAATGCTAACTGGAAATTGATATTGTATGGTACAGGCATGTAAACTTTTCGTACATCCCCTGTGCCTGTTGCTGCTTTAAATGTTTTTGTTGCTGTAGTTTTTCTGGTGGGATCTACTGCTATACCAGTCATTTCAAATGACATTCTTGGTAGAGTGATAGCAACTGGTTTACTCAGTTCTGCCTGCTGCTGAATCTTTGCCAAAAACTTTTGCATTGGTCCATATGCCAATGGCACTTTAATATCGTCAATTACTTGTCCACTATCATTTTTGTGTTGAATGTGGATGTTATTAAACAGAGTGCCAAACGAAACAATAGTTTTCCTAATGATTTCGTGATAAAAATAAGTTCCAAGCATTAGAATGTACCAAATGGATTTTCTTCAGTAAAATCGATAATGTCTAAACCTTGAGTTTCAAACTCATCGTTTTGATCATATGGAGATTGATCATCGAAAGTATCATATGATTGAACTTTACGTCTAGCATTTGAACTAGAACCTACTACAAGTTCACCAACGAAGAAAGTACCACTATTTATTCCGACCTTCATAATACCAGTGTCAGCAGTCCAACTCCTGACCTTAGCTCTAACAGAACTAGAAGCTCCAATGATTTCTTCATTGTACTGGTAGTTAAGACTATTAGCCTCTGTAGATCCAATTCCAGTTCTGTCTACAGAAATTGTTGGAGTTCCACTTCCACCATAATTTTCACCAGCATCTCTAATCAAGACATGGGTCATGGTGCCATTATTAAACTGTGGTTCAAGAATAGCAGGAATTCCAATGACTGGATCAATTGTTAGGGTTGGTGGATTGAAGTAATTAGTTCCACCATTGAGAACACGAATTGAAGTGATGCCAGTATCATTGATAACTGCTGTAGCAGCTGCTCCAGTTCCATAAACAGCACCAGAGGTGGCACCAATTGAAGTATTAGCAATACTAGTTATTGTTACGGTTGGTGGTTCAGTATATCCAAATCCAGTATTCGTTAATAGGATTCTATCAATGGAGTAAACGCCAGACCTTACAGTTGTAATTGCTACAGCTTTGGCAGTAGCATTAGTCAAAACAGATGGAGAATCACTGATAGTAACGGTTGGAACTGCTGTGTATCCAGATCCATCATTAGTGAGTTCAACACTTCTTACCATTCCAGTTCTTGGGAAACTATCTACCCTGAGAGTAGCAGTGATTCCTGTACCGACAAGAGTTAGTTCTGTAATGTATCCTTGCTCTTCAACTTGAGTATCGATAAAGTCGATACTGGTATCAATGTCTTCACCTTCATACTGGAAGAGTTCACACTGAAGTTTATAAACGTAATTTGTTCCTAATTGATAGAAAGGTTGTTCATGTTCAACTCTCTTTACCTCAAATAATCTTTCACCCAAGGGGAAGAATACCAAATCTCCCTCTCTAGGTCTCGAATCAATCAACATTTCATCGTCTGGTTGATCTGCCATGAAAGGTTGAACAAACTCTTCAAACCTTTCTTTTGATAAAATCAACGTAACTTCATTTTGAAGGTTGATACCAAACTTCGTCATGATATCAGACCCAGGAGCATACCCTTCAAAGTTCTCTAGATATGCTTCAATAGCAAAGTTATCATCAAATTTTGAAGTTTCAACTTCTCTGATGATATCATCCGAACCCAAAACTTTTCTTGGGATGTAGTGAATATCTATACCGTACGTTCTGAGGTGTTCATTGATCAGATCCTGTAAAAGGAACTGTTCGTTCGATGAACCCTGTAAAAAGAAAGGATTGAGTGCCATTATCCAATTAAATCAAGGGGTGGAATTTCATATTCAGATAGCATTCTCTTCTCAATATCTTCAATCTCTTTTACTGCATCATCGTAGATTTCTCTACCATTTAATTCAATACCACCAGGGAGTTTTGCTCCTTTAAATTTGATGAGATTCTGTCCCCACTGTTTCTTAATCAAGGCAGTGGCATACTTTTTGACAAAAGAGTCATTATACACTTCACTAAAATCGTTTGGATTCATGATTCTATAGCAGTCTAGAATAATGTAATCACCAACAGCAACACTAGACCAGTCAATATCGATGTATAATCTATTTTGCCTTTTGTTGAATCTTAATTGTTTATCTGTGGTTAGTAGAAAACTAATGTCTTCCAGATAACTCTTTGTCATGGCATAGTTCAGGAGACCATTGTATCCTATGTCAAAAGCAATGTCATTCAAGAACAACTGATATTTGACACTGAACATTCCATTTGAAATGGAACTAGCATCAAATTTAAATAATTTTTCTATACCTATGATTGAGTCTGGAACTTGGATATAATTTTGATTTTCATACCAAGTAAAATTAGTTGTTACCCCAACAGCAGTTTCTGATGTAACACCCACACCATCAATCTCTGCTCTTCCACGATCTTTATCAGCTTGTGTAATTTGATATTTTAAAAACGTTCTGATTACACCATCATAATGCCTTTCATGAAAGAGTTGAAAAGCATCATCAATAGAGTCATCTACTTGTTCATCAGCAACATTAACTTCAAGTACAGGAGCTCCTAGTTTTCTTAGACAATAGTCAATTAATTCTTGTCTAGTCGATGGTTGTGCCATTAGAAGGAGCCTCCGTCAAATACGTCTGTCCACACTGGAACTCCAGATGCGTTAGTTGTGAGAAGATAATTAGAAGTGGTAAGACCACTAGTTGTAGCACCACTGCTGACGATTAATCCGTCATCATTAAAGAATGCTATTCCATTAGGACCATTATAATCACCAGAGTCATAATAAATTCCATCGGTTGCCGAAAGGAATCCGACGATATTAACGTGAGTGCCAATAGCAACGTTATTGCCAACCTCAGAGTCTAAGGTTAAAGCACCCGTCTTGCTATTTATTGTGTTATTGCTAGCAGAACCAATCTCAATGTTAGCTGCTGTTGTAATACCAGAGACTTGTAATGTGTCAGTCTCAGTATGACCTGTTATATCAATACCAAATGCAGTGGTGGCAAACTTCTGACTTCCACTAGCCTTGATAACTACCTCACCAGTTCCTCTGGTATCAATAACAATATCACTAGATCCAGAAGAAGGTCCGTTAATTTGAACATCAGCACTCGTTGAGTTTGGAAGAACAAATCCGGCTCTTGTTGAGGTATTTCCACCACCTCTAATTACCAGGTCTCCTCCATTACTATGAAGATTAGTTGCTCTAATCGAACCAACAACATGAAGGTCAGTTGAGAATGTAGAAGCAGCAGAAACAAGAGTACCACCAGTAATTGTTACACCATGAGTGGAGGTTTCAAATTTCTTTACATTATCATAATAAAGATCTACTGAACCATCATCAGTAAACAAAGCAAACTGCTCATCAGCAGCAGAATTCTGGAATCTGATTGTCTGTCCATATATCTTTAGTTCATTGGGATTAATATTCTTGATATGAGTATCAGTCCCATCATGAAAAATTTGTAAGTCTTGACTAGAACCAATTCTCAATACGTCATTATCACCAAGAAAAACATCATCCTGAAATACGGTGACTCCAGAGAATGTGAAGTTGGTAGCAAATCCAGCATTAACATAGAGGTTAGCAAACTCACCAAGAGAAGCATCAAGTGTTTGAATTGTACCGATGCCAGTAATATCGATATCTTCAACTAAGGTTTGACCAATGACATCAAGTTTTGCTCTGGGTGAAGGTGTGCCAATACCCAACCTTTGGGCATTGGTTAATCTCATACCTTCTGTTCCATCAGTATTGAATCTGATAGTACCATCAGAACCAGAATCATCTAGAGCAATCGAAGTATCACCTTTCTGGAAAGCATCAATCTGAACAACCTGTGCTGTCAAAATACCAGCAATGTTTACGTTACCAGTGATGTTGACATCACCAGATCCAGCTGGATCAATATTGATATCACCAGCAGTGGATTCAATATTGTTTCCAGCAATAGTAATGTTTCCAAATTGACCACTAGTTGGTGTAATAACACTACTATCAACACCATCGGTGATGGTAAGAGATGATAGTGCCTGGAGACTTGTTACCTGGTTGGTGAACGATACTGTTCCGTTTTCTTGATCAACAAAGAATGCCTCACCAACTCTAAAGTCACCCTTATGATCGATGCTGACGTAAGAAACTTCACCATTATTGGTTTCAGTAACTTCATTTGCTTGGATAGCAAGGTTAGGATCATTGGTGAAATCTTTACCAGAACCAACAAAGTTAAAGTTGATAGCAAAGAGTCTCAATGCTACACCATCACCATCAGCAACTACACCTTGCTGACCATATTCAACAGCACAACCAACAGATCTCATGTCAGCACCAAACTGACTGAAATCTGCCAACGTAAACTTAGTAGCAGTGCCTATACCACCATCTTGAGTAATTCTAATATCTTGATTGACAATTACATCATCAGGAGCTGTTGTAACTCCAGTAGTACCATCAAAGTGGAGCAAAATAGAAGTGTCTCTATCACCTAAAAGTGCTTGAGTTGGAGCTGTGAAGTTTGATCTATACTTACATACTCCCTTTTCCACCCTCAGTTCATCGATATTACCCTGAAAAGCATCTGTAGTGCCGTCAAATTGGGCACCTAAGACCATTGGTTTAGTGCTTCCATAGTCATTGCTATCTGAGTAAGTAGAACCCTCCTGAGTGCCGTCAATGAAGAGTTTAGTCTCTGTGTCAGATCTTGCAACCGATACGTGATAATAAGTTTCTGTACTAAGACCAGTATTACCAAGAATAGCAGTCGTGGTTCCTACTTGAAGACCAATACTATTTCCAATCGAAATAATGTTGAGAGCAGTATCAGTTCCTGAACCATCTCTTAAATCAAACAGAGTTTTCTTATCACTTAAAACATCTGGTCTGATGAAGAATTCGACAGTAAAGTCACCTGTACCAAATCCGAATCCACCAGCAGTTTCAGCACTGATAGAGTCGTTTGTACCGTCGAGAACTAGAGCACCAGTTCCAAACTTAGGAAATGCTGTTGAAATAGAAGCATTACCATTGAAAGTGACAGTTTGTGCCGTTCTATTTGGAAGAACTTCAAATCCTGTGCTCTTTCCTTGAATTCTAAAGTAACCTGAGTCTGCTGAGGCAACTATCCCTGTAGCAAGACCAGTAATACCGTCTGTATCAAAATAAGTAACCGTATCGCCAACACCAATTGTTGTGGTAATACCAGTTGCTTTTAGTCTTGTTTTACCTGTGGAAGCAAATCCCACAGATCCAGATGTTCCAGCAATACCAATAGAAGCAAAGTATGAGAAACAGTTAAGGAACTCAACACGAGCACCATTAGTCATTTCAATACCTTTACTGTTTGGAACAATAAAAGTACACTCGTTGAACAAGAATGCTGCTTCTAAAGAGTCACTGGTACATTGAGAACCGTCAATATAAGCACCACCACCAGCAATGTAAGAAGATGGTGGAGAGTCTGCTGAATCATATCCATATGGATCATCAGCAGTAATATTGCTACCAAAGTTCAGGACTGTTACTCTTTGAACATATGGAGATCTGGTTGTGATAGCAATACCTGGAGCATATTTGAATGCAAATCCCTTATTGTTTGGAGTATCAAAATACAGACCACCAATGGTCATGTCTTCCACAACCGTACGGTCATTCATCAAGAAACAATCTTCTTGTCTGGTGGCGAATGTTGGCATAATCTTCGTAGCACGAAGACCAGCACCCTTAACTGTTAAACCTACGGGAACGTTTAGAGGGAACTCTTCCTCAAAAACACCAGAGGCAATATTTAAAACATCATTCTCTCCAATATCTGTAATTTGGCTTAGAGCATACTTAACAGTTTTCCATGGTCTTTCTAAAGTATTTCCTTCATTACTATTACTTCCATTAGCAGAAACAAAGTAAGTATTTCCAGTAACAAAAGAAGTTGAGATACCTGCGTCTTGTGGATTTTGCCAGATTAACTTACCACTAGTGTTGACAGTAAGGATGGAATTAGCAGCACCTACATTATTATTACTATCGTAGATTGCTGTATCGACTCTTACAATCTCACCTGCAAGGGTTGTAGCACTGACAATACCACTTCTGAAGGTAATTGCCGTTCCTACGGTTAACGTGTCTGTGATCGTGGCATAGGTGCCAGTCAGAGATGTAATGACACCAGTAACAATTTTAGCATCGAGAGTGTCAATGGTATTGGCATCAATAGTTGTAATGCTAGCAACACCAGTTGTTACAACATCATTAAATGTGGCAATACCAGTGATATTGAGATTTCTACCAGATACCTCATCATATACAATATCACCAGTTACATTGAGATCACCAGCAACATAAACATCACTTTGGAATGAAGCTACACCAACTACAGTGGAAACACCAGAGACATTTAACTGATCAGTCTCTGTCGTTCCTGTTACATCAATACCATTAGCAGTGGTTTCAACTTTCTTGACATTATCATAATAGAGTTCTGCTGCTCCATCCGTAATGAATTTTGCTTTAGTTTCAGCACCATTTTGGTTGCCAATAATTACTTCATTGCTACCAAAAATGCTTAGATTTCCAGGTCCGATATCTTGAATAATGGACCCAGCACTAGGACTGTGATAAATTTGTAAGTCATCATCATCACCAAAATTAATCTTAAAATTGTCAGTAACATGAACTGGACTTGAAAAAGTGCTAGCACCAGATACATTAAGACCACCAGTTACAATACCAGTCTTAATATTGGCATTTTCAAGATTACTGGTAGTAGCACTTAAAGTTGTAAATGTTGCTCCAGTACCAACAGTATCCGTTACTGCCAGTCCAGTAATGTTGGCAGATAAGGCATCAAGTGCCTCTGTATCTAAAGTGGTTATTGTTGCCAAACCACTATTGAAGTTGGTAATTGTACCAACTCCAGTGATGTTCAGATTCCTACCACCAACTTCATCATAACGAATATCACCAGTTACATTTAAATTACCATCTACATAAACATCACTTTGGAATGTAGCAATTCCAACTACTGTAGAAGCACCAGAAACTTGAATATCGGTGACAATACCACTACCAATTGTTGCTGTAACAACGTCAGCTGCATTAACATCGAGGGTAACGATGGTTGCAGCAGTACCGACTATATCGGTTATGATACCCGAAGTAATACGGACATCAATAATATCAGCAAATTCAGAATCAATATCTCTGATTGTTGCTCCAATACCAGTCAGTGACTTAAGATCACTAACATTCGCATTAATTACGGGAGCAAATAAATCTATACCAACTTCAACTTTACCGTCAATGGTAGCAGCACCAGAGACTTGAATATCAGTAAAGGTCGAACCAACACTAGCATTAATTGTGCCAGTTACATCAACATTTCCGAGAACAAAGACACTTTCCCTGAAAGTTGATATACCACTGACAGATAATCCGTTTCCTACCTGAATTCTATCGATTACAGCTTCATCGTTCGTCGATAGAACTTTTCTTGGAATTAAGACGCCTTCTTCCGTAAGATCGGAAGGTAGTCTCTCCATATAATATTGACCACCAATAGCCGAAGGCAAAGAGCTTGGACCATTGGCACCATCACCAATATAAAGTTTTTTATAAGTTCCACCAGCACCAATATTGCTAGTGTCATAAACGTATACTAGTTCACCGTGAGTAGCACCTGTTCCAACTGGGGGTAAATCTGGTAAACCGATGCCATACGTTCTTTTTATCTGAATTGGCATTAGTATACTCCCCCGTCAATTGATACGAGATCCTGGAGACTAGCTGTGTTAATCCATCTTCCAGCAGAAGTCAAATACTGTAAAACCTCACCGTTTTTCAAGTCAGTGATGGTAACATCAGATAATTGATTCAAAGATCCGGCTCCACCACCGCCTCCTCCTCCACCAGAGGTTCCTACGGTTAATACTTTAATACTAGGTTGTTGTCCAACACGTACTTTTACGTTTGCCATTATCTCGTTACACCTCCTCTAACAAGAACGGTTCCCTCAACAGCTCTGGTTCTAGTGTCACCAGTTCTAATA